GTAAATCTTCAACGTCTACTACAACAAAATCATAAGACATTTCCCATCTATATTTTGGAAAAACGTTTTCATCGTTATTTGGAGAAACTGGATAAATTCTTACACCAATCCTGTTTCTTCCATCTGTTCGATCAATATAAGGAGCAGCGATTTTATCAATCTTTCCATTATCAGTTACAACTTTTTGTGTTGTACCTCTGGTAAAAATTTCAAAATCTGTATTTAATGTTAATTCAGCAGAAGTTGCCCAATGTTGTAAACTTTCAACTATTTTTAAAGAATCAATATAAAAAAAAGGAATGCTTATTGGTACTTGTCCTTCAATTTGATTAAAAAAACAAATTTCTATATAAAATTTTTGATCACGAATTTGTTGAACAAATCCTTTTCTATTGGAAGTAGCCATATTAACAATTTGTATCGTTTACGTTTTTAACTAACTCAACGTGTAGTTGATTAAAGGCAAATGTTATATTACAGTTAATTTCAGAAGGGTCTTGGTTTGAAAAATTTAACTCGCTTAAATTTGTAGGAAAAGCATGAGTATATTCAAAACTAATTAATTTATTGTTATATTCATCCATTCCATAAATGGCAAAACGAGAAACATAATCAGACATAGGATTAATAATTCTTATATCTCTTTTAGAATCATTAATTGAAAAGTCAGGAATTGTATTTTGTTCACTTTTTGAAGTTTTAGCATCATTTAACAAGTTTAACCAATTCCACAAAAGCCAATAATTTTTATAACCATTATCAACCAAAAATTTAATTGTTAAGGGGTTGTATTCAGGTCTTGAAGCAGAAGTTGCTTTGTAAACTTGACCTGCATATGGAACACTAATAGCAGGAACAGTTATTTGTGGAACAGGAGATCCATATACAGCCATTTGTAAAGAATCAATTTCAAAAAAATCTCCTGTTGTAGAATCATATTTGTTTTTTAGTGCTTTTGGTATATCCAAAACTAAAACAAATTTATCGTTACGAGATCTATTTAGTGGTGGTTGTTGCATATTAAAATAATATCACTGGTTGGTAGTTATCCTTATTATATAACTTATCCGAATTGTCAGTTTCTGTTGATTTTGGTGGTGGATTATTCCAATTTAAAAGCCACTGTTGAAGGGAAGCAGCTTCCTCGTCTAATCCCATTACTTTATTTTCTTCAATTTTTCCAACAAAAGAAAACGAAGCATTTGGGTTTATAGATTTTTTAAATGTAGAAGCTTTTCCGCTACATAATGGACTTTTTTTAATTAATTCACTATTATCAACAATTGGTTGTATTTTTAAAGGTCTTCCTTGGTCGTCTGTATCTATTATTTGATAATATTTTACCGCTATTGATGGATCTAATATAAACAATCCCCATATTAAAGCTAATACTCTATCATCCAAGTCATCATCTTTTCTTTTACTAAAAGTATAATTTGGAAGACGAACAAAAGTTTCCAATTCTAAAAGAGTATCTAAATCAAATAGTTTAACAGCCTTTAAACTATTTGCCCAATATCTAAAATTTGTTATTCCTTTATATCTAGTATTGGTGTGATTGTGAATACCAAATCGGTTTTCATTATTATAATGTTGACTAAACCCTTCAAATTTATAAGAAACGACTGATTCGTAGTTATGAGTATGACATAAAACATCCAAAACTTGTTGTCCATTATTGTTATTTTCTACAAGTATTGGTGGACGCCCCCAATCTTCTAAAACTCCCATTAAACGAGTACCAAAATGAAATGGACTCATCTGATTGCTAGAATAAATTGCCACTTGTTTAATATTAGTTAAATCGGAAACATCTAAAATTTGAGCTACGGTATTTGATCTTCCAATACCCTCTCCAACGTCAACACCTATAGCATAAAAACTTTGTGGGTTTGGTTCCTCAAAAATTTTATAAGCTCCGTTGTCCATGACTAAAATTGGTTCTTTGCATTGACTTTTTAATTCTGCTAAAAGTTCTGGATCAATTGCAGTTTTACCTGGTTCATGGAAGACATTCCCAAACTCTTGATCAAAATCTTCTTTTGAACCCATAGCAGCAATAGTTTGAACTTTCCATTCTTCATCTCGTCCAGGCACATCAAACCAATTTACGACTTCACAGTGCCATTCTGCTTTATCTTTTTGTGACTCTTTATATAAATCGTAAAATTTATTATCTGTACCGTTTGGAGTACTAATAACAACAATTTGAGATTTTTTGGAAGATGAAATAATTGGAATCGCAGATTTCCAAAGCTCTTTCATTAATTCGTTTGGACAGTGAGCCATTTCATCAATAATCAAAAGATTACTGGTTGATCCGCGAGGACCAGCACTTGATGTTGTGCTAATAGTAATTGCTGAATCATTGGCCAAAAGAAATCCATCCTTTCTCCAAGATTTAACACTTGGTTTCATCCAAATTGGTAATTGCTCAAATGCCATTTTGATACGAGCAAATATTTCTTTTGCTGTTGATTCTTTGTTGGCTACAATAGTAATTCTCTTATCGCTTTGAAAACAAACAATCCAAAGAGCATATATTGTTATTGTTGTGGTTTTTCCAGATTGACGAGATGATAAAACAACATTAAAGCGATTGCCTTTAAATGCTTTTAAAAGACGTTTTTGATATTTGTATAATTCTATTTTCTTTTTTCCTTCATCAAGTGTCGTAATATAAAAATAATTTTCTGCAAAATGTAAAATACTTTTATTGCATAATTTTAATTCATCAATCATCTCATCAGTCCATTTGAACTGAGAATTTCCTCTTAAAAGATTTTCATTTCCTTTATAAAAGGAAGCATCAACTAAAACATCTTCTGGAGTTATACTATCGACATCTACTAAAGGATTATCCGTCTTTTTTTTTCTTCCCATGATTAATAAATACTTATAAGAAAAATGGAAAAATCATTTTTAAAAAATGAAGAGTTTGATATCATTTTAGGAAAAAATGATCGAACCGCTAATTATAATAGCAAATGGCCTATTTATTTTTTGGATGTTTACGATAAAAAAGGACTTTGGAAAAAAATCCAAGATAAATTAAAAATATTAGAAAACTTAGATTTATTAAAAGAAATTTCTGAAAAAGATTTAATTGAATATTTTAAAAAAAATTCAGATGTAGATTTTGAAATTTTATTTTTTAAAAAATTAATGACTAAGCATTTCATTTTTAAAATAAATAATAAAATATATTCATATACTGTCGGTAACAAATCTAAAAGAAAAATATACGCAAGATTTTATTTTGATTTGAATGAATTATTACTGCTTAAGTTGTCTGTTTAGTTCTGATATTATAGGCCAAACAAATTCTCTTTTTAAAATTTTTAGTTTTGTACCTGTTTCTGGTTTTTTTGTTGCATCTTTAATTTGATTGTATTCGCAAATTAACCACCAAAGATCAATAGTATTATAAAACTTATAAGATATATAAACCCAAGTATCATTTGGTTTAGTGTAATATTCTTCTTCAACAGAACTGTTTTCTGCTGGAAAAACTGATATTGATTTTAATAAGTTATAAAATTTATATCCATTCTCATCTTCATAGATATTTAAAAAATTTTCATATCTATAAACTGAAAGTTTAGGCAAATCTGGATAATCTATTTGTTTTTTCATTTTATAATCCTAAAAGGGTTTCTGCTGCTTCTCCAGCCAAAGCTGCTCCACCGCGAACAAAACCACCAACCCCATTTTGTACTTGTCGTAATTGTGCTTGTATTGTAGGATCGATATTCGTTACTTCTATTTTTGAACCTCCTAAAGTTCCAGCAAAAATATTTGCACTAGGAGAAACTAAATCAGTAAAAGTTATAGTAATTTTGTATGCTTCCGGTATTATTATTTCAGTAGGTCCAAATGTTGAAAAATCTGTCATTCTACGAGTAGTTCCAATACTATCAATTTTTAAATTACTGATGTAAGCAGCAGCCATGTAAACACCACCCAAAGAAAAAGTATCAACCGTATAAATTTTTGGGGGTATAAATGTCAATAAAGAAGTTCTTATTTTTAAATTTTGAAAAGTTATAAGCTGAACAAAACAATAATGATCAAATGCAGATTCCAAAGATATTGTATTATACAAAGGAAAAGAAACTTCTAAAGAAAATGGTGCTGTGTTTCCATATTGTTTTGTTTCCTCCATTCCAACACCAGGCGATACAGAACCAACGATTGCGCCAGCACCAGCACCGATAATATCACCCACACCACCAGCACTACCTGCACTGCTTTTAAGTAGATCAGCAAGTCCAGATGCTTTAACCCATTCATTACTAACTTGTCTTAAATTTTCCCCTGAACCTTTTAAATAAGGTAAATTGTAAGCAAATCCTGTTTTTTCAGCAGAATATAATTGTAGATATGAGTCAATACTTCCACCACCAAGTAAATTTTGTCCTTGTTTCCAAATTTGCAATAAATTTGTAGTCCAAGTTCCATACAATAATTCTCTTTCTGTAACCCAAACACTAGGAACTTCTTTGTTGCTACCGGGATTTTTCCAATGCATTTTTTCTAAAACATTAACTATACCAGATCCCTTTGGAACTAATTTGGTGTATGGTTGTCCCAAATTATCCAAACCTAAAACATTCATTTTTCCTTCTTGAGCAGAAAAAAATTTGTTTCTTGCAAAAGCATTATTAATTCCATTTGCGCCAGTACTAGCCATATTAATATTTAGACAGTTGATCTAGTCCTTTGTGAAAGATTCCACCAATTTGTTCTATCCGCAAAAATAGGATCTCTAGTATTTTCAAACAAATAATCTTTATTATTTGAAGCTCCTCCTGATATGTTAATAGAAGAATTATTAACTGATTTTGTATTTGCTAAATTTTTATTCATAGACAAAATGTTTTTGTTTACATCTGTCATTATATTTTTTAATTCACCTAAAGCTTTATCTAAAACTCCTCCACTTTTTAATGCCCAAATTTCATCATTTGGTGAGGTTTCAAAAATTTGTTGCGTTTGAGGATCAACAATCAAAGAAGAACCCTTTCCTTTAGGTTTTACAAAATCGTCAACTGGTAAAGTACCCCAACTGTCAATCTCTTCCATTTCTGCATCATCGACAACACCATCCTCTTCCATTTCGTTCATTCGTTTTTCTCTTCTTTCAGCTTCTTTATTTTTAAATGGATCAATAAAACCAAACGATCCTCTCTTTATTGCACCTTCCGCCATGTCTGTAAACATTCCATTCGGATCTTTGTTATAGCTTCGCATCATTTCAGCAGCACCCATAGCGGCACCAGCACCAAATCCACCTTCTCCTCTATATAACTCCTCATTCATCCATTTTGAAACTGGATTTTCGGTTTTAAAACCATTTCCTGTAATAAAATTCCACAATCCCGTTACACCTTGTGATAACATATCAATGACAAAAAATAAAATATCACCAAAACTAGCTACAATTCCTGTTATGATAGCAATGCCCTTTTGTAAAGGTGACAAATTTTCATCACCCCATAAATTAAAAAATGTTTGAATTGTTGTTATAACAGGATCAATTACCAAAGCCAAAGGACCTAAAATTTTTCCCAAACCTTTAAAAAACCCTAAAACGGGTCTTCCTAAAGGTTTTAATAATTCAAATGGTGCTTTTAATTTTGAAAAAAGCCAACCTAATCCCTTTATAGCAGTTTCAACAAAACTAAACTTTCCTCCAGCTTTAAACATATCAATGAAATCATCAAACATTG